TCGGCCCGGCTGGATTCAAGGCCGACAGCCACGCCCACCAGCACGCCATGCTGCTCGTCAAGCACATGGACGACCTCTGCAAGCGCCTGGACCAGCCCAAGGCCAAGACCGGCATCCTCCTTCCGGACGGGCAGGTGGTGTGATGGATCGACGGTCAGAGTTCGCGCCGTTTGACCCGGCCAAGCCATACGAATTTGTCTGGACGTACAGCGCGCACAGCAACGTCGCCAATGTGCAGCGCTTGGCCGAGTCGTATCTGGACGGGCTGGTGCAGGACGGTTACATGCCCAGCACCATGCGAGAGCGGCTGCAAATCACTGCAGGCGTGCCAGCAGACTGCGGCAGGTTTGCTCTTTGCGCCAATTACGACCCCGGGCGGATGGTGGTGTGACCAAGACCAGGAAGAAACCGGCAGAAACCCGGCAAGAAACCGGCCGGAAGCCGGCAAGCGGCAACCGGCAACCGGCAGCCAAGAAGGCAAAGGCCAAAGGCAAGCCGGCGCAACGTGAGCGGACGCTAACCGCGTGGCAGAAGTGGGCCAAAGACCCGGACGCGGCCATCGACGACCTGTGTGATCGCGTCATGTCGGGGGAATCCATCACCGCCATCGCGGCCAAGTTGGGAACCAGCAAGCCGAACCTGATCCGGTGGGTTGACGCCGATCCTGACCGTTCCGCGCGGGCGCGAGAGGCCCGGGTCCAGGCGGCTGCGACCTACGACGACATGGCGTTGCAGGGCATCGAGGAGGCGTCTGACCCATTCGAGTTGGCCCGCGCCAAGGAAAAGGCGCACCACCTGCGATGGAGAGCGTCAAAGATCAACCCGCGAGAGTACGGGGACAAGATCGAGATGAAGCAGGAGGTCAGTTTCCAGAACCTGACCGACGAGCAGATCAATGCCGAACTTGCGCGCATCAACGAAAGACTCGCCGGCATCACAGGCCGCGGTTCGGGCGCTTCTTCTTCGTAAGCTGGGCCTAAAGCGCGCGGAGCTAGAGCGCGCCCAGACAAACCGGCTGGCCTACTACACGCCCTACCCGAAGCAGCAGGATTTCCACGCGGCCGGAGGGCCGCTGACCACCCGTGAACGACTGCTCAAGGCCGGTAACCAGGTCGGGAAGACGTGGAGCGCTGGCTTTGAACACGCCATGCACCTTACGGGACGCTACCCGGACTGGTGGCAAGGGGCCGTGTTCGATGACCCGACGATCGGCTGGGCCGCCTCGGAGACAAGCCAGTCCACGCGAGACACGGTGCAGCGGATTCTCCTCGGGCAGCCTGGGGCCTGGGGGACTGGCGCTATCCCGAAGGACGCCATTCTGGACATCAAGCGAGCATCGCATGGTGTTGCAGATGCCGTTGAAACCATCATGGTGCGCTTTGGAGGCGGCGGCGACGTGCAGGCTGGAGCGAGCCGGATCACGATCAAGACCTACGACCAAGGCCGCGAGCGGTGGCAGGGCGAGACGCTCGACTTCGTGTGGTTCGACGAGGAGCCGCCGGAGGACATCTATTTCGAGGGCCTGACGCGCACGAACGCCCGCGGCGGCATCGTGACACTGACCTTCACGCCGTTGAAAGGCATGTCCGAAGTGGTCCGACGATTCCTGATGGAGCGCCCGCCAGGCACGACTGTGGTCAACATGACCATCCACGACGCCAGCCACTACACGCCGGAGCAGCGCCAGGCGATCATCGCCACCTACCCGGCGCACGAGCGCGAGGCGCGAATCAACGGTACGCCGACGCTGGGGTCCGGTCGGATCTTCCCGCTGGCCGACGATGTGGTCTCTGAGACGCAGATCGCGCTCCCGCACCACTGGCCGCGGATCTGCGGCCTGGACTTCGGATGGGATCACCCAACGGCCGCTGTCTGGATGGCGTGGGACCGAGACAACGACGTGGTGCACATCTACGACTGCTACCGCGTCAAGGAGGCAACCCCGGCGGTGCACAGCCTGGCCATCAAGGCGCGAGGCGAGTGGATTCCGGTGGCGTGGCCTCACGATGGGCTGCAGCACGACAAAGGCTCAGGCGAGGAACTGGCCAAGCAGTACCGAAAGTACGGCGTGGCCATGCTCAAAGACAAGGCCACTCACGCGCCTGACAAGGCGCAGCACCAGAAAGAGGGCGAAGGCGGGAACGGCGTCGAGGCCGGCGTCATTGCCATGCTGGACCGCATGCAGACCGGGCGCCTGAAGGTGGCAAAGCACCTGGAAGACTGGTTCGAGGAGTTCCGTCTGTATCACCGCGAAGACGGGAAGATCGTCAAGCTCAACGACGACTTGATGAGCGCCACGCGGTACGGATTGATGATGCTTCGGCACTCCAAGGTCGGCAACCCGCCCAAGAGGCGCACTGCTGCAGTCGCCCCGTTCTCGGGCGGCGCACTTACCGGCCCGATGGGCTAGGAGACCCCCATGAAACCCTTTCGACCGGCGGGCGCTACCGTCACCTTGAGCGCGTCCACCACCAGCGCGGACGGCGCGATCGTCGAGGCCGGGCAGCACGCCCTGGTCGTCAACGTCGGCAGCGTGGCCGCCTTCGTGGCCTTCGGCCGGGCGGGCAGCCTGACCGCAACCGTGGCCGGCGGCGTGCCGATCGCTCCCAACGGCAGCGCGGTGATCTTCAAGGGCGCCTGCACCCGCGTGGCCGTCATCACGGCCAGCAGCACGGCGGCGGTGTACGTGACGCCGGGCGAGGTCTGAGATGGCAGTCGGCGACCAGTACCGTCGAATCAGTCCGGCGGATCAACTTGTCTTGGACGCCACAGGCGCGGTTGTCGGCCTGAGATCCGGGCAGTCAAGTGCGGCCGAACTGCGCCTCGGCGCTCCGATGAGCCGCAGCCAAGTGGAACAAGTGCTGGCGATGGCCCCATCTGGGCTGCAGCCTGCCGCCTCGTGCCTGCGCTCAGGTCGCTCTGCCGTTGGCTGGAGTCTCACGAACAACAGCAGCGCAACGGGCAGTATGGCCGTAACGGCGACTGGAAGCCCGTTTGGCTACCCGGCGCTCAAGGTCACGATCCCAAATGACACCGGCAGTGTCGAGGTGGTCGCCGACGATCTGGTGGTAGCAAACTGGCCCGCCGGGCGGGCGAATCTGGCCATTCACCTGTACATCGAAGACGAACTCGGGATCAAGGAACTGCGCTGCTATGTTGGGAATGACGCCAGCTTCACGCGTTTCATGGATAGCCGATACTACTTGTCGGCAAATAACCATCAGAGAGTAAACGGGCACCACATTGTCAGCGTGAACCCAGACAACGCGACGGCAGCCAGCACGATGCTGGCAACAGACGGCATTGGGAGGCTGCGCATTCGTATCTTCGGCCAACCGGCTGGCGGGGTTGTGTGGGTTGAAGGCGTTTATGCCCCCGAGCCAGTAACGCCATGGATGGTTGTTACCGTCGATGACTCCGATGTGTCGATGTATACGCGCTTCCATGCCGAACTCCAAGCACGCAGGCTGCGGGGTACCTTCGGCGTCAACTGGGATACGGTTGGAACGAACGACGTGTTGTACGTCAGCCAAGGCATGCTTCAGTCGATGTTCGACTACGGGCACGACATCACCAGCCACAACCGCGCGAATACCGCATACCCGGACGAAAACCCACCCACAGCGCAACCAAGTGACGCAGATCGGTTGACATACTGCACTGCATACCGCTACACCCGCAACCGCATGCGCGAGCTAGGCTGGACGCGCGGCCTCGGATACCACCCATTCGTGCAGGGCGCGCACGACGGTGCACTCGTTAGCGCACTCAAAGCACACGGGGCCACGTTGATGCGCAGCACAGCCCCTGGCAATACTGAGCCATTCCGGGCAGCAGTTCAAAGCGTTATCCCTCAGCGCCAGCTTGGCGACGGCTTTTCTCTTGCGACCGCCAAGACCTGGGTCGACTCCGCAGTGACGCGCAGCCAAGATGTTGTGTTGATGGGGCACATCCTGGCGGCCACGGCCAGCAGCACGGTGACGTGGGCACAGACCGATTTTGCGGAGCTGCTTGACTACGCGCTCCACATGGGCATGCGTGTGGGCTCTATCTCGGAATGGGCAAACGCCCGCGGATTCACGGTGTAGAGATGGAAACCATCCAGCCGGACGCCCAGGAAGCCGAGCCCACCACCCGCCTGAGCCGCAGCACGATCGTCCACGACCAGGAGGCCGACAACGCGGAGATGCGCCGGGAGAACGAGTTCATGGCGCACGAGATCGGCGAGATGCACAAGGAGCTGGCCGACGAGAACGCGGCCTGGATGTGGCGCATGGTCAAGACGCATGCGCCCTGGGTCACCGTCGTGGCCAGCATGATCGGCAGCGGGGTCTATTGGGTCCTCACGCACACGATCACGATCGGGAGCAAGCCGTGATCTTCAGCGCCATCCTGAGCTTCCTGGGGGGAAGCTCCTTCCGCATGATCTGGGGCGAGGTGTCGTCCTTCATCAACAAGCGGCAGGACCAGGCCCACGAGGTCGAACTGCTGGAGGTGCAGGCCAAACTGGACGCGGCGCAGCACGAGCGCAACCTGGCCGCGATCCGGCAGCAGGCCGAGCTGGGCATCAAGACCATCGGCGTGCAGGCCGAAGCCGACACGATGGTGGAGGAGGCGCGGGCCTTCCGCGAGGCGGTGGCCAACGCCATGCGACCGAGCGGAATCAAGTGGGTGGACGCATGGAACGCAGCGGTGCGCCCGGCCTACGCCACGGTCTGCCTGGCCCTGTGGATGCTGATCCTGTACCGGGCTGACTTTCGCCCGACCGAGTGGGATCTGTCGATGATGGCCATGGTCGCCGGCTTCTTCTTCGCCGACCGCAGCCTGAGCAAGCGCGGCAAGTGAGCCCCGAAGTGCTGATGGCCGCCGACCTGTGCCGGCGGTTCGAGGGGTTCCGTTCGCAGCCCTACCTGTGCCCTGCCGGCGTGCCGACGATCGGCTACGGCTCGACGCACTACGCCGATGGCCGCCGCGTCACGCTGCTGGACAAGCCCATCAGCCGCGAGGCCGCCGACCGGCTGCTGATGCTGGAACTGGAGCGCACCTACCTCAAGGCGGTGCACGCCTTCTGCCCTGGGGCGGACACGCCGGAGCGCGTGGCTGCACTGCTGGACTGGACCTACAACCTGGGCGCCGGGAATCTGCGGGCCAGCACCCTGCGCCGCAAGGTCAACGCTGGCGAGTGGGATCAAGTCCCTGCGCAACTGCGCCGCTGGAACAAGGGCGGCGGCCGAGTCCTTCCCGGACTGGTGGCCCGACGTGAGGCCGAGATCGGACTACTGCCATGAACGACAAACTGCTTCACCTTGCGGCCGGGATCGTGGTCGGAGCGCTGGCGATGGTCCTGTTCGGACACGGCGCCGCGGTCATCGCCGCCATCCTGGCCGGCGCCGCGAAGGAGGTCTACGACCACGCCACCGATGGCGATC